AAAACAATTCTTTGATGAGGGTAATAATATTAATGAGAAGAAATATCATGGCCAATTTCCATGGAAACTTGGTAAAAAATTATTAACAATTGCGAAAGAGCCGCCACAAGAAATTGAAGTTGGTCCTGGAATTAAAATTACCACATGAACATTCAAAAAACAGATTTAGATGGTGTTCTTCTAATTACACCACCCGTAATACATGAAGATTTTCGTGGCACCAATACAGAAGTTTACAATGATAAAATCTATCGTGAGCATGGAATTAACCACAACTTTATATTAGATTCAATTAGCACATCCAGAAAACATGTGCTTCGTGGTTTACATGGTGATGCTAACACCACAAAGTTAATTACTTGTTTACATGGAAGTTTTTATTTCATTGTGGTCAATAATGATCCTGAACATAAACAATATAGACAATGGCAATCTTTCACCTTATCGGATAAAAATAGATTACAGGTTTTGGTTCCACCAAAATTTGGAAATGGTCATCTCGTAATGAGTCACCATGTAGTATTCAGTTATAAACTTGACGCATATTATGATAGAGCTTCACAATTCACTATAAAATGGAACGATCCGAATTACAACTTCTGGTGGCCGATAAAACACCCAATCCTATCAGAACGGGACAGTTAATGAGAACGGCTATGGTTACCGGTAGCTCAGGCTACTTGGGTTCGCATGTCTGTAAACTGCTTAAGGCAAACGATTGGAAAGTCATAGGTTACGATACAGTAGAACCAAAGCATCCGTATGTTGACATGTATATACAAGATGATATACGCAATGGACACTCTGTATTTGATGTCCTAGACAGGTTTAAACCTAGTGTGGTGTTTCACTTTGCAGGAAGAATTGAAATTGATGCCTCATATAAACAGGCTACTGAATTCTACAATGTAAATGCTGGAGGCACTTACAATATATTAAACAGTATGAGAGTTCTTGGCCTCAATAATATCATCTATTCTTCTACTGCTGGCATTTATGAACCAAAGAATGAACCTATTAAAGAGATTGATTCAAAAAATTGGGATAATAATCCATATGCTGGTTCAAAAATGGCCGCCGAGCATGGTATCCAACATTCAGGTTTAAACCATGTAATCTTTCGGTATTTCAATTTAGCTGGTGCCTCAATAGATAATACGGTTGGCGAGTGTCATAATCCTGAAACACATCTAATTCCTAGAATCTACCAAAATCTAAATAGTTTTAGAATCTACGGAAATGACTATGCTACGCCAGATGGCACCTGTATTCGTGATTATGTCCATGTGGAGGATGTCGCAGAAGCCCATCTATTGGCAGCTGAATATCTCCTCTCAGGCAAAGAACCACTTATACTGAATTTGGGTACGGGCAATGGTTATTCGGTAAAACAAATTATTGAAACGGCAGAAAATGTAATTGGGCAAAAAATTGATTACCAGATTGTAAGCCGTAGACCTGGCGACCCTGACCTATTAGTTGCCGATATATCTCTTGCCGAAAAGATATTGACTTTTAGACCAAAACACGATATAATAAGTATTCTTCAAACAGCTTATAACTGGCACTTAAAAAATGACAAACAAAAAACTTGACGAATCGGTAATTGATGCTGAGGACATAATTGGCCTTAGTTTACTCAAAAATCATACCCACTTTTTAATGGGTGATATTGATGATGATAATATTGAAAAAGCTATTCGTTGGTTAATCTATGAAAATATGGATACTTCCAACTCGGAAAAGATTTTAACTCTTTACATTAATTCTATTGGTGGCAGTTTAACAGATGCTTTTGGTTTAATTGATGTAATTAAAAATTCTAATTTTATTGTTCGTACCATTGCGGTTGGTAATGTAATGAGCTCTGCCTTTTTAATCTTTGCAGCTGGTGATAAAGGTGAGCGATATGTTGCCAAAAACACAAGTGCCATGTGTCACCAATTTAGTGATAGCCTTGATGACAAATACCATAACATCAAAGCCGCATTAAAAGAAACCGAATATCTAAATAAACGCATGGTTGATTTTTTAACTGAAGTAACAGGTCTACCGCCAAGTAAAGTTAAATCAAAACTATTACCACCAAGTGATGTTTATTTGACGGCTCAAGAATTAATTGAGTATGGTGTAGCAGACCATATTTTATAAGGAGTTTTAAGAAATAAAATGTTATTAGGCAAGAAGATTCAAAAAACAAACAAAACAAAATTTAAAAAGAACCGTGATAAAGAAGGCAGTAAGCACTTTGAAAAACAAAGGCATCACGACAAATCGTTTTACCGTTTAGCGAGGCAAGAAAAAGATGAGTTCGTCATATAGAAACCTATTACTCAAGCAAATAGAAGCGTTAGAAGAAAAAATTCTATTAGCTAAAAGCGATAGAAAAGAATTACAAAAAATTCTTAATGATTTAAAAAAGTCCGAATTTGAGGAAGAAATGCGGGAAGAAAACGACCAGCAACAGCAATTACTCAAAGGTTAGTGGCCACTAACATAGTGTTGTTTTAAAGCAACACCAGCGCTTGACAATTACCACTACCTTTGATATAATGGAAGGTATGGAAATTTTAAAAGAAATTAGTGATTGGAATGTGGATTTTACGGCACCAAATCACACTTATTTAATTAATCAAAAAGGCCAGATAATAGCTTATGCTAAACATCATGGCGAAGAAATTACTATATTAAAAACCAGGCATTATTTGGATAAACGATATAGAAAATTTCTAAAGGATAATCATTCTGAATTATCTAAAATAATCCCACAATTTACAAAAGAAGAAAAAATAACCATTCCCGTTAATACTCGGGTTTTCATGGTAAAATCAAAAAATAGAGAATATCAGGTTTTACTAAAAGATGGCCAATATTCTTGTGGTTGTATTGGTTACGGATATCGTGGAAAATGCAAACATATTGAAGCTGTTGCTAAAAAACAACACTCTCCCAAAAGGGCTTGACAATTGCCTGCTTCTATGAGATAATGGTGGTATATTATGAATAAGGAGTTTTTATGTTGAAATTTGAAAATATTGCTAAAGTTGGTGATGTGATTCGTGCTTACGATTTCACACCTATGGCAGGTCGTGATGACGCTTTTATTGAAGGTGTTGTTGAGCAGGCCAATTGTAATGAGCCTGGCTTTAATGCTTATAAAATTACGGTGACCGCTGAAAAGTGGATCAAATATGAAACCAAAGCTACCAAAAAGAATCGTGTTGGTAAAATTGTTTTTGTGCCACACCAAACCACTTTTGGTGAATTTGATTTTCGTATAGTTAATTTGAGTAAAATGGTATGAATACTTTTAAAATCCTAAAAATTGCCTCAGAAATTAATGGCATGACAAGTGATGAATTACAGGTTTTGGCAGAATGTTTAAATGAAAGCACCGGTGGAAAACTATCGGATTTTATTTCGTTTGATTTGCAAAACCGTGATATGTTGAATATTGAAGTCCAAGAATCCGTTTGCTAATGAGTATAATTTACACTTATCAAAAATCTCCAAAAAGAAAGCCTACGGCTAAACAGCGGCAGCTACAACAAGCTTGGGAAGAATTGGTTGAAAAATTCAAACCAAAAAAAGTTGTTGTATCCGCTAAACCTTTGCCATCACCAAAACGATATATTCGGGAAACACCAAATTTTCCTAGTTTAGATTCTGGTGGCGGTGTCGGAACAAAACCTGTTTACGATAAGGTTTATACTGGTGATAAAATGAAAGGTATTGGTACTTTACACAAATCTAATGCTGTGCCTATATTCACGGATGAAGAAGCTGTGGATCAAGCCAATATGAGGCGCTAAGCTCTTGATTCCTATATGTTGTTTCCACGCAACAAATGCTCTTGACAAAGCGGCAATTATTTGATATAATGGATGTATAGAAATTGATAGAAGGCATATTATGAAATTATTATCTACTGGCAATCCCAAAATCCTCAAAGGTATTAAACAAGGTTATAACACCTACATTTTACATTTGGCGCCAGCTGACTTATCTGGTTTTAATACCTGTCCTAAAGCGACAGCAGGTTGTAAGGCAGCCTGTTTGAATACAGCTGGTCGTGGCGGTATGTTTAAAAAAGGCGAGAGCACCAATATGATTCAGGAAGCTCGTATTCGCAAAACTGCTTTTTTCTTTGAAGAGCGAGCAGGTTTTATGGAATGGTTAGTTGCTGATATTAAATTAGCAATTAAACAATCTGCTAAAAAAGGTTTAATTCCTGTTTTTAGATTAAACGGTACAAGTGATTTATCTTGGGAAAAATATGAGGTTATTCGTGATGGAAAATTATATCGTAACATTTTTGCTGCCTTTCCTGATGTTCAGTTTTATGATTACACCAAGGTTCTTGGTCGTAAAATATCGGACATCAAAAATTACCATTTAACATTTTCGGCAGCTGATGGTAATGATGCTGATGTGATGAAAGCTATTCAGCAAAATTACAATGTGGCTACAGTATTTGGTATTAAAAAGACATTACCAATGCCTGAATCCTACAATGGTTTGCCAGTATTTAATGGTGATGAAAGTGATTTAAGATTTTTAGATCCAAAAGGTGTTGTAGTTGGTTTATATGCTAAAGGTAAAGCGAAAAAAGATACCTCTGGCTTCGTGAAATATCCTACTTTTATGTTGAAGGCAGCTTAATGATGAATGTATATGTGGTAAAATGTGGTTCATATGATGGTAATATTGGCATGACCATTTGGGAAAATATCCGTGTTTTTTCTAATTACGACACCGCCGATAAGTGGGTTGAATCAGAGAAAAAACGGCAAGAAAAAACCTTTAATAAAGAATATGATTTTTATGTAATTGAAGAATTAACTCTGGTGCAAGAATGATTAAATTTTTGGTAATCGTGGCGTTAATATTATTGATAGCCCATTTATTGGTACCAGTATTAGCATTAAGTGTGTTTAGTATATTATTTTTGAAAGTGATGGCAATATGAAATTAAATTATCAGGAAAAAGAAAATATTATGCAAAAAATGTTTGTAATGCATAATTCACCAATTGGTTTTCGGTCAGTTTACAAAGGCATACCAATTTACAACTATGAGGCAATCAAGCAGTTTATTGATTTCACCAAATATTTTGTAATGTTCCGTGGCCCCCGTATGCGTAGTGCTAGTTCCACTCGCAAGCATGATGCTTATGCTTTTGATGTGTATGAGCGGGATGCTCGGACTGTCCGTGAAATTCGTATTGAGCGTGAAGCATTTTTGCGTGGTGTTGATTATGGAAAATCGCATAAGGTGTAACTAGTTTAAACCGATATGCGTGGTGATGTGTGGGAAAATCACATTACTTGGTCTTGGTTGAGGAATATCAGGTGCAGACCTTAAAAAGCACGAACAGCGGCTGATAGTTTTTTGGTTTCAACTGAGATAATGTAAACCAAACCCTATTTTGTTATTTTATTGATTGGAGTTTGTATGGGTACCAGAAGCTTAACATTTGTGTATGAAGAATCCAAGAGTGGTGAAAAGCCCGAAGCAATTATTAATATGTACCGCCAATATGATGGTTATCCATCTGGCCACGGTGCCGAGTTGGCCGAGTTTATTTCAGCAGGCCGTTTGGTAAATGGATTGGCTCTCACCAAAACTGCTGAAGAATTTGTATTTAATGGCATGGGTTGTTTAGCGGCATCATTGATTGCTAATTTCAAACAATCGCCTGGTGGTTTCTACATACATCCTGTATCACAAAAGAATTGTGGCCAAGATTATGAGTATCACATTTATAATATTGATGGTGAATTCAAAATTGAAGTGTATTATTGTGGTTGTAATATGTTTGGCAATAGTGGTGATCCTGAGGATGTTGAGTTTGTTTTTAACGGATCATTGTCTGAGTTTATTGAATTCTGTAAAGAGAAAGAAACAGCATGATTGTAGATAAAGTTGATAGACCCATTGTTATTGATTTGACTGGCCCCCAAGGTAATGCATTTTACCTTTTAGGATTTGCTTCAAAAAATGCTAGAAAATTTAATCTTGATGCTTCGGTCGTTATGGAAGAAATGAAAAGTGGTGATTACGAACATTTGGTTTCCACCTTTGACAAATATTTTGGTGAATATGTTATTTTGGAAAGATAATGATGATTGATAAAAATAATTACTCAATAGATTGGGAAAGATTGGCAAAGTATAATTGTGTATTTGTCCACATGAAAAGAGATCCTATGGAAGATGTGAATAAGACGGATGAGCTATTATCGTGGATGAAAGAATATCCTGACGCTATGAAAGCAATCAATAAAATAAAGGATATAAAATGAATTATTATCTTGTAGAATTTATGGAGGATTCGGTTCATCCTCAATATGAAGGAGTGTCCGCCATTTCAGCACAAGAGGCGGTACATAGTATTAAACTAGGTTGGCCAACAGCTAAGATTTGTAATGTTTGGCAAGATGTTGGCGAGAACGACCAATGGAAAGATGAATAATGGATTTTGTTATACCGAATACCGATATAACAAATAGGCAAACATCGGTGATGCCTCTTGACAAATTCACCGTATTATGTTATGATGGTAGTTCTAATTGAAAGAAGGAGTATTAAAGTATGGCTCGTGGTAAATCAACAAAACTAAAACCGTTTCAGAAGCTTCTCACAGTAATGATTACAGGCAAGCCTGTGTCCGTTGCAGAGATTGAAGCTACACTCGGTAAGGAAATCTACATGTATAGGCTTTCAACTTACATGTGGCATATTAAAACTAAAGCTGACGGTGTTGTGAAAGCAATTAAAGATGGCCGTAAAGTATCATCCTATCAGCTAGTCAATGTGGCTGAAGTGAAAGAATACATGAAGTTTGAAAACATTGATACTACAAAGTTTGTACCTGGTGCTACTGAAAAGAAACCATCGGTCGCTAAACTAAAAGACCTGAAAGCTAAACCTGTTAAGGCAGCTAAGGTTAAGAAGCAAGAAGTTGTTGCTGAAGAATTGGAAGTAACCGAAGTTACTGAGTAAATAATTTTGCTAACGGGAGAGTTGCGAATATTCATGCGAGCTTGTAAGCCTGGTTTAATCAGCAGTAAATGCTCATACAGGAGAATTTCGCTCACTCTCAAACAACAGAATTATGCTCGCTGTGAAGCGCCAGTTGTGTCCCTTAGCAATAACAATTAAGGAAGTATTATGAGTATATTAAGTTTGAACCTACGACCTATGATGGTGTTTTCAGCTTCAAATGATGAGCATAGGAAGTATTATGCTGAATTCATAAAGCGTAAAACATGGGGTTATTGTCCTGTTAGGTTTGTTATTGAAGGCAATAGTCAGACCGATTTAGTTACTTACATAGAGCGGTGTTTGGTGGACTTCTATACGATGAAAGAATTTAAAGTGAAAAATACATTAAGATGAACAATAAAGAAAAAGAAATACTCATTATCTTACAGGAAGAATGTGCAGAGGTTATACAAGAAGCCTCTAAAATCTTTCGGTTTGGTTTTGATTCGTGTTACCCAACAGACGATAGTGCAACTGCCCGAGAGCGTTTGACTTTAGAATTAGGTCAAGTGCTTTGTATGGTTGGTTTACTAATTGAAAAAAATGTGGTAAGTGAAGATGCTATGCTGACAGCGATGGAAGCCAAAAAAATAAAACTAAGAAAATGGTCTACTATTTTTGATGATGAAAAAGAAGCGATAAGCTAATGAATTGGGTTTTAATTGTTTGGTTATCAGCACCAAATAATTTTACGGTGTTTGATAAATTTTCCACATTTGATGATTGTTTAGCTAAAAAAGAAATGATTGTAAAAGCACTATCACAAGCGGAATCAAAAATGAATGTGGATTGCCGTAAAAGAAAGATTGGCGATTTAACAAACAAATCAGATATAATGGTTAAACGATATGTGTTACGATAGAAGGCGAATGATTACATGAATATAATTAATTACCTAAGATATAGTGGAATAAATGTTACAATCCTCCTGAATCCTTTTGGTTGGAATTATATGCCAAAATACATGCGAGAAACCGATCCTTGGGGTGATAATGACCATATTTTTTGTTTCTTATTTGTATCGGTAAGAATCTTTATAAGTGATGGAGATTGGTAGTGAATATTTTTTATTTGGATCCTAATCCTCGTATCTGTGCTGAAATGCACTTAGATAAACATGTCGTAAAAATGATTATTGAGTATGCACAATTAATGTCAACTGCTCATCGTTTTTGTGATGGTACCGAATACTTTGATTTGACCGCAAATGGTCGCAAAATTAAAAGATGGCGATTGAATGATGAAAGAGAAGCTAAGTTAATGAAGGCTTCTCATATCAATCATCCTTCGGCCATTTGGCTCAGGCATTCAAAAGAAAATTATGCTTGGCTATATGAGATGTGGGTGTATCTTTTGCAAGAATATACTTTTCGTTATGGTAAAATCCATGCTTGCGCTAGATTATTTGATGTTCTTGCGGAGATACCCCACGCCCTACAACCAAAAGAATTTACTGAACCTACACCAGCTATGCCAGTTGAATGTAAGGTATTTAAAGAGGTTCATACTGACCGATTTGAGATAGATTCACTAGCGTCCTATCATAAATACTATTTGGAGAAAAAGAAACATTTCGCCAGGTGGACTAAACGAGAAATGCCCTTGTGGTATTCTAAAGTGATAAATACAAATAATGCCAACTTATAGTTTTTATGATACTAAAACGGGTGAAGAATTTGAAGCGCTTTTGAAGATTTCAGAGCGTGAAGAATATTTGAGAAGTAACCCACACATTCAATCGGTTATTACAGCGGCTGCGATAGTCGGTGCTGTATCTACCTCCAAGCAAAACAAAGTTCCCGATGGTTTCAAAGAAGTGCTTTCTAAAGTAGCAGAAGCACATCCTGAAAGCGCCGTTGGTAAACGCCATGGAAGAAAATCAATCAAACAAGTAAAAACAAAACAGCTTGTGGACAAGCACTTAGGTAAATTTTGAGTAATATCTTTGACATGTTAACTTCTAGCATAAGGAGAAAGTATGGCGAAGCGGTCAATGCAAACAAAAGTATTACAACTACAATCACACTTCAAAGGAGAATCAAATGAAAAAGATGTTGAAAATCCAAACGAAATCGGCGATTGGAGTCCAGAGAATCTTGCAAAGAACCGAGAACGATATTATAGACAAAATGAACCATGGGTCTTAGAGGGTAAAACCATAGGTCAATGGTTTGATGAAAAAATAAAAGAAAGGAACGAGCAGCTAGAAGCAGCTTAAATATGAATTTTAATCATGTGAAGTTAATTGAATTAGATTATGAACTAGAATCCGAAACCACAACTGAGGGTAGAGTTTATAAAACACCGGGAGGAAAGCTCTACCCTTCTATCACCACGGTTTTATCAGCATACAACAAAAAAGCCATTTACGAATGGCGTCAAAGAGTTGGTGAAGAAGTTGCCAACAAAATATCTTCCAAAGCATCTGGTCGTGGTACACGCTTACACAATGCGGTAGAAAAGTATTTGCTTAATGAGATGAGCGATATGAAAATGCAATCTATGATGCCTGATGCTAAAGAGTTGTTTGTTACCATTCGGCCGCACCTAGATAAACATGTCAATAATATCTATGGCATTGAACAACCATTGTATTCTGACCAATTAAAAGTAGCAGGCCGTTGCGATTGTATTGGTGAATGGGATAATGAATTGTCCATTATTGATTGGAAAACATCCACCAAACTTAAAAATAAATCACAAATTCAAAACTATTTTATGCAGGCAGCGGCTTATGCGGTAATGTTTGAAGAAAGAACAGGTAAACCAGTTAATCAAATTGTAATTGCCATTGCCAATGATGATTTGATACCTCAGATTTTTATAGAGGACAAAAGACACTATCAGGCAGAATTACATAAATACCTTGACAAATATCACAATAAGTGATAGGATGGAACATATGAACAAATATTGGAAAAAACTTTGCACACCAGAGCAAAATGAAAGGCAGTTTAGTGCATTAAAGCTTTTAGCTGCCGGCCTAACAATTCTTTTTGTAATTTGGTTCTTAGGAATGCAATAAGGAGATACCATGAAAGTTAAAGAGCTAATTAAAAACCTATATGAAGCTGAAGTTGAGCATAATGTTGAAAAGGTTAAAAAACTTTGGTTTAAGTTATTGAAAAAATCTTTGAAACATAAGCATACTGAAGCTGTAAAGTAATTCGTTGAAGTTGTTTGAATGTTGTTGTGGACGGCGGTGCGAATCCGCCCACCTCCACCAAAAGTATATTAACAAACCGAGTTATCGGTAGCAAACACACATTATAGTTGTGGTAATATACTTCTGATGGGGGTGTTTCAGAATCGACATGGCAATAATTAGAACAATGGAGAATCGTCAAAGCTAAAGACGTTAGGATTGAGGACACTCGGTCGAAGAAGCAAAAAAAGATAAACGCTAATGATAGTGAGTATCGTCTAGCTGCCTAAACGGTAAGCAGGAGCTTTTCGGTAATTGTGCTTGGCAACAGAAACAATTATCACAAAATTAACGCAAATTGAAATCTTTGCAGTAATAAATACTCCTAGAGTATAAGGAGATTTCAATGAAACACTTTGTTTATTTTTGGCATGATAAATTGAGAAATATGTTTTATATTGGTTCATATTCAGGTGAATTTGATGATGGATATATTTCTTCATCTAGATGGTTAACTGCTGAAATAAACTATAGACCTCAAGATTTTAGGCGTAAAATAGTTTTTGTTGGTGACACCAAAAGAAAAGCAAGAAAAATTGAAGAATCATTTCTATCAAAAATAAAAAAATTTGAATTTGGTAAAAGGTATTACAACCTAAAGCAAGGAGCTCCTAAAGGTAATCATCCGTGGAACAAAGGCAAGGTTGGCATTTATAGTGAAGAATATAGAAAAAAATTAAGTTTAGCGAGAAAAGGTAAGCCCTCAAATGCTAGATTGAATAAATAAATCACCAGCATCACACAAACCGCTGGTAACACACATAAACACACACAAGGAGAAGTAAATGAGTATGACACCTTATGAGATTCGGCTAGAACTCTTAAAAATGGCCAAAGATATGCTAACTGATGATTATCACACAAAACGTGATGCTCTACAACAGCAATGGCATACACAGGTCGATGCAGCTAAAATTGCTGGTACAACATCACCTGACTACCCCGCCTTACCGGCATTCCCCACAGAAGATGAAATTGTAAAGAAAGCGGAAGCTCTCAATCAATTCGTTTCTCAAACCACTCCACAACCTGAAGTTAAAATAAAATCGAAAACAAATTCGTAATTGGAGACCAAGGCGGCCAGATGTTTGGCCGCCGCAATCAATAAGGAAGAAAGATGTTTAAGTTTAACACACAGAAGTTTAACACATTAGCGGTAATATTAGCAGTATTAACAATAGTGTATACAGCACCAACTCTATCGAGAGAGTTTATTACAAATACAACACAAAAACAAGTATCGGCAGATTATCTAAAACAAATTGAATGCCTTGCTAAAAATATCTATTATGAATCTGCAGGCGAATCTTATGAGGGTAAATTAGCCGTAGCACAGGTCACAATGAATCGTGTTAATAGTGGCATTTTTCCACGAGATATATGTTCAGTTGTTTATCAGAAAACAACGGATCAAAATTTAAGAACGGTATGCCAATTTTCATGGACTTGTATGGTCAAAGAAATGGTACATGGACAAGATCGGTACAGATGGGAAGAATCTCTACTAATTGCAAAAAGAGCATTGACAGTTCCAGTCCTACATGATAAAATAGCAGAAACAAACGCATTGTATTACCATGCAGTTTATGTAAATCCTGGTTGGAATAAACAAAAGGTTGTAACGAAAATAGGTAATCATATATTTTACAGTAGAATTTAAATTATGCCTAATCGTGAAGAAATTAAAAAATTTAGTATGATGATTGAAAATTTGGTGGCAGAAAATGGTTTGGGTTATATGGACGCCATTTGCCACCATTGCAAAGAAACTGGTTTAGAAATTGAAGTGGCCGCAACATTAATCTCACCTGCACTCAAATCAAAGATTAAAGAAGAGGCACAAGATAATAATTTGTTAAAGAAAACATCCAGATTGCCAATTTAAGTTATGACGGAGAATACCGGTTTTGTCGCATATGCTTTATGGAATGCCTTGAAGTTGCATTTTACTTCCGATTCATATGATTACTTTAAATATAACGGAAAAACAAATGTATCTAAACAGACATTTACCACTAACAAATCAAAATATCATTTCTATAAACTATCCCGTAAATACAATTTAGAAGAACTCAAGGACTTTTATGTTGCCAATTTTATACAAGGCAAAGGTGATTGGGTGGGCGATTTACTTCAGGATGGTGACGAGAATTATACCAAGTGGCAAAAAACTCAACAGAGCTTGACATATACCTTTGAGAATGATATAATTGTATTATTAGATAACGTAAAAAATCCAAATGATTTATTAGTGGTAAGAAACAATGAATTTCCTAAGTTGATGCAGTATACTACACAAGGAGATATAACACTTGAAACACTTATCATTTTGAACGACCTGATGAATTTTTTCCCGATGTGGGAAAAAGAAATATATGATGATATTGTTTGGCCTAGTTTTAAAACTAAATGTGTGAAATATAAACCATTTCTACAT